CACTGGGCGACGTTCTTGGAGACCTGCAAGGTCTGCCGAATGCGCGGTCCAGAGTAGGATTGCCACAAGCCCTTGCGCTTGATGACGGCGAGAAGGGCGTTGGTGTTCGAGACGAGGTCTTGGTAGCTGGAAGAACGATCCTCCAGCGCCATGCTCAGTATCTGCTGATATGCAGCGTTGGTGTTGATATTTGCCATGTCGGCTCCATCGTTTCAGGCTCGCGCTTGCGATGCCTCTCAGGGGTTCAAAGCACTCCGTTCGCGCGCATGGCGTTCTGGATTGCTTCTCGGCGACCGACTGGCTTTTTGGATCGTGACGCTCCGTTTGAGGGAGACACGTCAGGGCTTCCAGAAATGCTCTTGTCGGCGGGTCGGGTCTGAGCCGATGGGGTGCGGGTCTGAGCCGCATGGGTGGTCGGGCGGAATAGTTCCGCGCGCCGGTAGGCGGTTTCGAGATCGAACCCGAATTTGAGTTCTTGCTCGATGAGGTCGCCCAGTTCGTCAAACCTCGGATGGCTGTCAGCGAACTGATCGACCTGCGACCGGGTGTAGACAAATTGCTGTTGAGTATGCATCTGCGCGAGGTGCTGTTTCAAGCCCGCGATTTCCTGATGCAGTGCTCCGATCTGGTGCGAGGCGGCGGTCTGCGCGTTGCCCTGTTGCAGCATCTTGAGTTGCTCGGGCGACTGCGACAGCACATGGTAGGCAATGTCGCGGAACGTCAGCTTCTGGCCTTCCGGGGTGCGCAGGTTCAGATTGTTGACGATGACATCCAGCCCGCCGATCGGATCGGCGCGCAGCTTCTGTTCCATCGAGACGTAGTTGTTGAGCGCACGCTCCAGCGTGGTGCCGTGCTGTTGCGCCATCTGGTGGAATTGCCGGATCGGGGCAAACGCCTCGGCGTCGGCGCGATGGCGCTGGAACGCCGCGCCAAATTCCTGATGCATGCGGTGGACTTCGCCGCGCACGCTCTCTGGCGCGTTGGCCCATTCCCGTTTGGCGTGCTCGGCCATGCGCGGCGGCGGCTCGCGGTAGGGCGTGCCTTCGGGCAATTGCTTGGCGGCGGGGCGTGTTCCGGCATCGGCCTGTTGATTGACATCCTGCTGTCGTGGGGCGAACCGGCCACGATCTCGCGGCTGGTCGCCTCTGGGCTGATCGTCGGGCCGCTTCTTGAGATTGAGTTTCTCGGTCTCCTCGGGTGGATTGTTGTGGCCCGCCTTCGCCTCGGCTGGCTCGACCTTGGGCTTTGGCCGTTCGGCCTTGGGTTGGGGATTGTTGGCGCGATCAAAGGCCGCCTTGATGCTCTCCCGGCGCGCATCGGCGTGATCGACCGGCTTGTCGGGCGCTTGGCTTCCAACCGGGTTCGGCGAGGCGACCGGGTTCTCGTTGATGACGACTTCGCTGGACGCAGCAGGAGGTGCGCCGCCCCCATCGGGGGCAACGGTAACGTCTGACATATTCGTGCTCCTATTTCAGATTGGTCTTCTTGAACGCCTTCTTGATGGCGTTGCGGCGGCCTTTGGCCTGATCGGCGCGGTTGAACTCCTGCGCGACCGATTGCTTGATGCCTGCTTCTTTTGCAAATTTTGCAGAGTGTGCTGCTGCCGCCATAAAGCGGCGCTGCTTTTCGGAGGTGCTAGGCACGGTGCCCCGCCTTGTACTTCTCGATGGCCTTGTGGATCGATCGCTGGCGGCCCGCCTTGTCGTTCACGCGCGTCTTCGGCTTCTGTTTTTCGTTGCCGATTTCGATCAGGCCCAGCGATCTGCCGACGGCGCGGAAGGCGCGCTTGCTCTCGTAGAATTTGCCGTCCACCTGTTCGGTCGGCGGCATCTGATCGGAGATGATGTTGGGCAGCGCCAGATCGGAACGCGCTGGTCGAGGCCTTGACCGTTCGACGCGGAACTTGCCCGGCTCGACCTCGACCAGCTTGACCAAATCAAATCCATCCCGCAGTAAATCCGGCAGGCACCGCACCGCTGAATGCTGACGAGCCAAGATTAGCCGTGATGACGTTACCGGCAGTACACAAGGAATTACCAAAGACGCAAACCGGCACCAGCGAACTGCTGGGGATGATGTAGCCGCCAGCAGTGGTGGCCGGATTGGCAGTCCCCGAAACATTCCAGTTGCCGATGGGGGCCACCCGGAACCAGATTTGATGATTGGTGAGATCGACGGCGATGCCGATGACATCGCCGGAAGCCCGTTGCCCGAAATTGCCGAGACCGCTTCCGTTGACGACAGAGCCGCCATGCTCCGGCAAGATCGCGCCGCCGCTGCCGGTGTTCCCTAGTGTACTGTAGTTCGCCACATTGGACGGACCAATGCCAACGCCTGTATTGACGTTGAGGCCCGTATTGAGAATGGTCGTGAACGTCATTTCGAAATAAAACTTGCCGGAAACCTTCCCAAGGGCGGTGCCGACGCGCGCACCCTGATTGGTGGAAGTCGTCCCGGTATTGGTGGCGACGAGATTATTTCCAGAAAGCGCGACAGCGACAGCCGAAGCCGGGTCCAGCGCCGCGTAACCGCCATCCACCACATAGCTGACCGGCATCCCGATGTTGTTGCTGACCTTGGTCACCGCAGTGCCTCGACCGTTGAGTGCTTCGGTGACCGCCATGCCCAGCAACGGCTTGCTTGCGGTGACATCGACCACGGGGAGACCGCCGGATGCGACGGTGACGACCGGCAGACTCATTTCTTCCTCTTGTGCGGCAGCGTATGCGTCGGCTTGCCGCGATGCGTCGGCTTGAAGTCGCCTTCTTCGGCGGCTTCCTCGATCTCTTCCTCCAGATCGTCGGGATCGACACCCTCTTCTTCTGCCGCCATTCGTGTCCCGGCGGCTGCGGTGAAGGTGAACTCCACCGCATTGCTCACCACGTTGAAATTCCGCACCTGCACCGGCAGTGTGTCGGGGCCAAGCCAGACGCCCATGTTGACGCCGGTCGTCAGCGTGCCGTCCGCTTCAAGCGTAGTGGGTTCGTCATTGCCTGCAAAGACAATGACGCTGTCGGCGAAAAAGCCGGTGCCGGTGACCACCAGCGTAAAGCTGGGGTCACCAATCACTGCGGTGTCGGGGGCGATGGACGCAATGACCGGCGGGTCCAAGTCCATCTTCGGCGGCTCGTTGATCGAGACCGGCGTCACCATCCAAGTACGGCCACTTCCGGGTTCGTTGATGCTCTCGATGCCCATCATGTGAAGGTCCAGTTCACGGGTGCGGTGGTGATGCCGTTGCTGGTCACGGTGACCGGCACGGTGCCAGCGGTCGCCCGCTTCGGCGCGTTGGTCACCGTGATCGAGGTCGCGCTGACGAAGTTGGTCTGGTAGGGGACGCCGTTGATGTTGACGATGCTGCCGCGATTGTAGTTGGTGCCGGTCGCCGTCATCAGCGTGGTGCCTGCGCCTGAGACGTTGCTCGCGCCGGATGCGCCGGTCAGCGTCGGCACCGCCGTTCCCGACAATGTCGAGGGATGCAGGGCATTGGGCACCGGCAGCGTCCCCGGCGTCAGCACCGGGCCGCAACTGACCATCTGCAACTGGCCCGCCGGACTGGGGTTCGGAACGGTCGCGGTGACCACCACTTCCGTGCCCTTGCCCTCGCCATCGACGCTAGTGCCCGATCCCGCCGCCGCCGTCTTGGCCGCGAACACGATGCGCGAGCCACTCGGTTCGTTCAGCGTATTGCCGTTGGCGGCGGCGCTGGAGGTCGCGTTCGGGGTTGCGAGCGCAATGCCGTCGTCGGCAATGGCCTGCAAGACATCGTGAGGCGGCGTGGCTCCGACAAATGACAGATTGGTCGGCGGCGTCGGGTTGGGCGAGGTCACGGTTACTGCGCTTTGGGCCATTGTAGTCTCCTCTGTGATAGGCTAAATTCTGACTAATTCAGAAGGGGCTTGCATCATGTGGATCACAACGCTCGACTGGAACGGCAGCAACTGGCTGGTTCACCTCTCTCGCGACGGGAGAACGGTGGCGACCATGACGCTTGACGATTGGGCCGCGCTATCGGCGACCGAATATCTCATTGAGAATAGTCGTCCTGCCCCGCAAGCCCTCCCATCGCCGCGCCACCAAGACCCAATAGCGGGGCCTTGCCGCGAATAAATTCTTTCAAGACTTGCTTCGGCGTCTTGCCGGTCTTGTCAGCGGTTATGTTGACGCGATCCTCAAAGAACCGCAGGAACGGTTTACTTTCGTCCGAAGCCAGCCCGGTCAATTTACCGCCGCCAACCCATGCCGATGCCTGCGTCTGTGCGGGCGTCAGGCCAAGTTCCTTGCCAAGTGACTGATAGTATTTTTCCATCGCCGCATATTCATTGGCTTTCGGCTGCGCCTGCCACCACGCCGGTCGGTTGGCGGCCTCGGCCAATGTGGTCTCGCCGGACTGGATCATCTTCGGGATGTTTTGCTTCGGCGCGTCCTTGGCAACCTGAAAAGCGGTCTCCAAAAAACGCGGGTCTTGCGCGACGATCCCCGGCAAACGGAAGGCATGCGTATCAACGGTGACTGGCTGTTGGTTGCCGGTCAGGTTTTCGGCAAAAGAGGCAGGCTTTGGATTGTTGAGTGCATCCCAGCCCGGCCCCGCCACCCGTTCCGCGTTCATCTGATGTAGACGCTGTGCAAGGTGTCCATAGGGCTGCGGGTTTGGCGTGCCGACTTCCGGCATTCCCTCGCCGCGCATCGCGCGTCCATAGTAGTAGGAAGCATTGCGCACGTTGGCCCCGACTTCGGAACGTGGCGAGGTGGCTGCAACCATGTCCATATATTTACGGAAGGCGGCATCGCCTCCGCTACCAAGTTCTGCGTTGAACGCTGCGCGCAGTGGATCGGCATTATACCAATTACCGCCGCCCATCCTTTGGCCCTGTGAAATGACCTCCAGCATCTTGTCGCGCACGGTCGGGTCGTTGGTGATGTCGGTAATGCGCTCGGGCACACCACGAGGTGGTGTGTAGCGCGGCAGATCGACCTGCGGCACGCCGGGCACCTTCTCCAGTTTGGAGTAATCAAACAGCGATCTGGTCGGACCAGCGCCCAGCGCCGCCTCACCCGCCTTGACCGGCGCTCCCACCAGCGAACCGGGGGCCATCGTCGTCAGCGCCGCCTCGACCGGGACGGTGGGATCGTAGGTGCCGGTATCCACCGAGAACTGCGAGTTTTGGATCGACCGTTGCGGCAACGTCGCCAACTGTTCGCCGAAATTGTACAGCCCCCTGCCAATCGCTGCCGGGGCTTTGTTGATGACGTTCGACCACTGCCGTTCGCCCGGCTGGTAGTCGTCCGGTGCTGCCAATGCCCCGATGGGTATTCCCAGATCGGAATAGCCATAGGTGTCACTCATCAGATCGGCCCTTCTCGCGGCGGCTGCATCAACTTGAACTGGGCCGCCGCCTGTCTCTCCTGCTGCCTTGCGGCCATGTCGTTCTGCTTCATCTGGTGCTGCTGGACCGCGAGGTCGGCCTTCTGCCGCGCGAGGTCGATGTCGGCTTGGTTTTTGATCATCGACTGCTGGTGGGTTTCCTGATCGTGCACGGCTTGCAGGTTGAGATGGTCCTTGCGCTCTTGGATGTCGCCTTGCTTGGCGCTCAATTCCATCTGCTTCATCTGTAGCTGCGCCTGCAACTCGAGTTGCTTGTGAGCATCGTCCTGCTTGAGTTTGGCGGCCTCTATCGCGCTCTCGTTCTGTATCTTCTTCTGGTTGGTCTGGTCCTTGATCTGTTCGATCTGGAGCGCGGTCTTGTTCTGCGCGGTGGTGGGATCGTCGGGCCGGGGTTGATCGGCCTTGTCTTCCAGCGTTGCGACATACTCGTCGATCGAGGCGGCCAATGATCTGCCCGCCCGGAACGGGCCGGTGGCGAACTTCAAGATTTGTCCGCACAGATTGGCGGAGTGCGGATCGGCGATGATCATCTGGGACAGTTGCGGCATCAGTTGCGACAAAACCCCGATGAACTCGGTGCGTTGCTGCTTCTCGACCTGTTCGTTCGGCATGATGGTCGAGTCGGTCTCGATGTCGAGGACGAAGCACTTGGTGCGACTGTCGCCAAACAGGTGCAGCACCTGTTCGATGGTCGGCTTCTCCATGATCTTCTTGATCGAGGCCTGACCGGTCTGCACCATCTGCTGGAGTTGCTGCTGCGCCTGCTGGACCTGTTGCGGGTTGGATTGCTGCGCCTGCTGGAACTGGGGCAGTTGTTGGGCCTTCTGCATCGACAGTTGCGCGGCCTGCAACTGGGTCTGGATGTCTTGGACCTGCTTCTTCTGCATCGCCTGCGTCGGAAGCTGCGTCTGGCTCATCTCGATGATGGTCTTGTCAGAGAATTTATCGGTGATGATCTCACTCGTGATCTCGACAAGGTCTCTCGCCAGCCTGACCAGTTCCTGCTGCTTGTCGCGGATGCGGGTCGAACCGTATTCGGATTTCAGTTGCTGCGCGCCAAGGGTCTCCTCGGGGGAAGTCGATCCCCGCATGATGTCGGAAAGTCCCATGATCTGGTAGATGTCGTCGATGATCTGCTTTCTTAAGGCCACCAGCCCTTGAATGGTCGTCGCGATCTGGTCGATCGGCAACCAGATGATGATTTCCTTGCTCCCACCAAACGCTGCCCAGTTCGAGATCGGCACCAGCACCCTGCCCGGCGTCTTGTGCTGGATCGCGGCTTGGATGGCGTCGCCCAACTCTGCGCCGCCCGCCGGATAGAAGCCCTTGCACTCGATGGCGTCGGAGAGTGCGTGGATGCGACCGGTCAGGAGGTTGATTTCCTCGAGTTGGTCGCGGTACTGCAAGACATCAGGTACCGGCACCAGAGACCCTCGCTGTACGGTCCCGTACGCGGGCTTCGGGCAGGGGAAAAATCCTCTGAGATCAAGGTGCGGATCGTCCTCATCCAAGATGTTCTCGCAGCCCTCGGCGACCCAGACGACGCGCTTGTCACCCTTGCTCCAGATTTCCCAGAATTTCGCCCGTTCCCGGTTGTCGGCACCGCCAACCTCCTGCGTATCCTTGTCAACGCGATAGTCGGCGCTCTGGTACTCATCGCCCGAGTGTTCGAAGAAACGCGCGCGGGCTTCCTTGCGCGTCAGGTAGGAAGCCGCCGCGACCCACGTCACCTCGCGCCAGTTCCTTGAGATCGAATGCAGGAAATCCTTTCTGTTCTTGAAGTCGATGCAGACGTGTTCAGTGTCGTAATAGCCACTCTTGGCGCTCTCGTAGCGCACCCACGCCACGCCGCGATCGATCAGGGCGAGATCGTCCCTGACCAGCTTCATCAACTCGTCCATTCCGGCGAGATCGAAGGCGACGACGCAGCATCGTTCCAACACTTCGGCGGCGGCCTCGTAGACCGGGCGGCGGTCGAGGAACTTGGTCACCACCACCGGCACCGGCGGCTTGGCATAGATCGACGGCATCAGCACCGACGCATTGGCCCAGAACATCTGGAACTCTTTGTCCCGCGCCATGTTGGAGAGGCGGTCGAGTGAGGCGAACTGCTTGTCGATCTTGTCGCAGTGGTCGTTGTATTTCTCGAACGCATCCTCGCTTTCGGAGATCAGGTTCAACCAAGCATCGGCTTTCTTCGGTTCAATGGTCGGATCAAATTCGATGTCGTCGTGACGAAGGTCTTCGTCGTTGGTTTGGTCAGCCAATTTAAACTGCAATCATCACAAAATCATTCCTCGTCGTGGTTCAGGTGGCGGCGGGATCACGATCCCCTCGCTAAATACCTGCTTGATGATAGGTGTCCGCTTGAAGCCGCCGCGCCATGACTGCGCGAGATAGCGGAAGCTGTCGGCGTAATGGCTGGTCCAGTCGTGGACGGCGGAAGCGCGGAACGCTTTTTTCTCGTCGTCCCATTCTCTTCTGTACTGTTCGAGTGCGGTGATGGCTTCCTCGCATCGCGGATGAAACACGCTCAAGGGCAGTACCCTTCTGACCGCATTGATGCCGTCGCCGATCGTGGTCAGCGGCACCAGCATCGGATGCAGGCCAAGGCTCTGCATGGTTTCCACTCTGGTTCGCCCGGTGCCCCACTCCTTTATCTTGGCGTCGTGGGGGACAAAATCAGATCCACTTTTCCAGCCGTATTTGTGCGCTTTCGCCTCGATGACTTCCGCGAAGTGTTCGACGCCGACACCAGAAGCGGAATAGCAATCGAGTATGAAGCACTGCGCACCCACCGTCTGAAACCAAAAAATTGCGGTATCATCACGCACTCCCAAATCCCAAGACCTGTGGACCTGTGCGTTGGGATCGGCCTCGATCTCGGCAATCCGGTTTTCGTTGCGAACGGAAGCCATTTCCAAGGCGTAGAAGGCACCGAGAATTGCGGCGTTCCACGAACAGAGATATTCCTGCTGAAACTGCGCTCGGCCGATGTCCTCGCCGTACAGCGCGCAGTATTCCTTGAGCGCCTCATCCAGTTCGGCGTCACTCAGCGCTCCGGTGTCTCTGGCGGTTTGCAGTTCGCAGAACCAGTCCGGGCTTTGTGAAGCGTGGTCGAACAGGGCTTTGCAATGGTTGTGGCCTCGGGGAGTAGAAATAAAACACGCCCAGCCTTTGTTCTCAGCAAGCATTGGGCGGTGGTAGGCCCACGCAGAGGGATTAGCCAATGCCCACTCACTATAAGTAATTCCCGCAACGCCCGCGCCGACTGTCGCGTCGTAACGATCACTACCGATGATCTGCCAAGTCGAACCGTTCTTGAAGCGGATGAACATCTCGTTGTCACTGACGTTCTCCCTGATCGTCTCGGGGAAGACTTCATCGATCCTTCTTTTTCCCGTGTGGGCGTTGATCGCGGTCCAGATCGCCTTGCGACCCTGTAGAAACTCAGGAAGGCAATGCCAGTAGTTGCCGGGCCGCTTCATCGCGCTTACCGCCGCATGGTGCAGGCAGATTTCGTCCTTGCCCGCACGTCGGTGCCAGATCGCGAGCGCCCGGTCGCCGCCCTGATCCAGATAGGTCCACAGATTGGCTTGATGCGGGCGCGCCTGCCAGCCATTATGCGGAAGTTCTAGCTTCACTAACGTGGCCTATGGCGCAAGGGGAACTCACAACATGAAGAACACAATTCCAGAAAAGCTGGAGGCCGCCCGCGTCCTGCACGGGCCATACGCCAGCGATCCCAGCTACGGCATGACCGGCGCATTTGTCATGCAAGGCCCTAAGGGCTACGTCCTGCACATCATCTCCAGCGGCGTCGATAGTGAGTTCAACTGGGAACACGTCAGCGTCTCGGTCGAGCGCAGGCCACCAAACTGGGCTGAGATGTGCTTCGTCAAAGACCTGTTCTGGGATGATGAGGAATGCGTGATGCAGTTGCACCCGCCGAAAAGCGACTACGTCAACTGCCATCCCAACTGCCTGCATCTCTGGAAGCCAGTCGGACAAGACATCCCAAGGCCGCCGTCAGAACTGGTAGGACCGACAAACCAAGGGGAACTCACATGAGCAAGAACAGCAAGTGGTGGACCGAAGAAGAAGCCATCGCCCACATCGTCAAGACGACCGGCAAAACCCGCAGACAGGCACGCTTCGCGCTGGCAGAGGAAGTGGCGAAGGGCACGCTGCCCGCCACCGCGATCGATGCCACCGGCAAGCGCGTCAAGCTGCCGAAGGAGGAGGCCCGGACGGCGCTCGATGCCGGATGGCAACCGCTACCGGCGGAAGAGGCCGTCGAGTTGATGGACGAAAACCCCTCGCTGGTGCTGATGCCTTTGGCCGACTTCCTCAAGGGGCTTTCAAAGGAAGAACTGCTGGGCGAGTTGCGAAGCGGGAGGCTGATCGCGACCGGCTTTCACGAAACGTGGCAAGCAATGGAACGGGCGTCCAAAGGCCAGCCGCAGGACCGGGCGATCCGCGTCACCGACTTCGCGGTCCCGATGAACCGGGTGATCGACTGGATGACGAACCCAAAAACCCCACCCCACCTGATCGAGCAATTCCGCCAAGCCATCCACCGCACACCAAGTTAGGTCAGACCACCTGCTTGCGCGAAGCCCGCATCTTCTTCATGCGCTCCGCAGGCGTCATCGCAGCCTTGGTGTAGGCGGCAAGCTGGCGCTTCAGCATCGCAACCTCATCCTCCAGCGCCTCGATCAGAACGGCATTCTCACCGCAGGTCTTGCACCACGTTACGGTCTTCGTAACTTCATGCATTACGGCGGGCGTAACTGTTACGGGCTTCGTAACGCCCTTCATCGGCTGATCGCCGTCGTTGCAGACGCGGGACCAGTGACGCTCGCCACAGACGCGGCACTTCGGGGCTTCCATTAAATCAACATCCCATCCACATATTTCTCGTGGCTACCGTCATCTGAGGTTGTCGGGGAGGAAGTGACACACGGACGTTTTTTTGCTATGGCGCGAGGCCTCTCCCCTCCCTCTCTCCACAACCAACAGTGCAGAGAGCCTCCGATGCAAAAACTCAAAGGAAGCGGCACCACTTTCTCCACATCGGGAAAGCACTGGCAGCCCTTCCACTTCAACCCGCGCCTCGCCGCCAAGAAAGCCCGCCTGCACCGGCTGAAGGCCGCAGGCCTGACGCCACCCACCGACAAGGCCAGCATGCGCCAAGCCGGGGAACAGGCTGTCGCCGAGCATCCCGAAATCGTGGCTAAGTCGCGGAAACAGCGCGGGAATGTGGGCTGAACACGAACCACAACGCGGAAATGTAAGGCAATAACCGGTACCACTACTTGAACGACATTCAACCCCGACATAGCCCCCGGAGACCACCCCACCCTCCGATGCGAATGTCTAGCACTATCAAGGGCTTAGGTGGTGAGGTAATCCCTAGCTGCGGCAGGCATACGAACGATTACTTGTCGCAGTCGTCATCGTGCTCGATCGTCAGCGGATCGGAATGCTGAATGACATCAACGAGTTGACGGATGATGACTTGGATCGGTCCACCATCAGGACCAGCATGGACAACGTCAGCCTTGCCCCAGCCGCGATCCAGCAAGCTATTGGCTGCGACGACACGCGCAGCAGCAGGCGCTGCCTTCGATCTTGCAATCTGCGCCAGCACTCTTACGCTCATGTTTGAGTGAGATCGTGCCAGACTTCGAATATCGGTAAGTGCTCTCGCCATTTAGTTCCCGTCACACCCTGTCATCCGATGACCACTGTGATCACCATCATCATTGTCTTGGCTCTGATCGGCGCTGTCCTGACGTTGGCCGGTTATTGAGCCTTTTGCGTCGGTCTGCGCTGGTACGTTCCGCGCTTCGTCCCAACCTTGATCCCGCGTGTTTTGCGCAGCAATAGCTTGCCCTTGGCGCGCAGGGTCTTCAACTGTCTGGTGCTGGCCTGCCTCATTTCGGACACGGTCCCGGCTTGTGGCGCATGCCGCATTTCGGGCATTTGGCGGTCAGCTTCATGTCGGTCTCCGCTTCAGGTCTTCCACATCGGTCAACAGTTGCGACAGCGTCTTGGTGGTGAACTCATCCTGCCGCTGCACCATTTCGTTGGTCAGCCGGATTGCGGCTTCCAGCCCCTTGAGTTGCGCCCTGATCGGCTCCAGCGCAGCATACAGGTCTTGCGCCACCGCATCCAGCTTGGCGGCGCTCTCGGCCTTCGCCAGCCGCGTCTCATGCGCGACCAGCGAGACCGTCTTCATGTTGGACATGGCAGGTTCCCGATTGTCTCATTCGTTACAGGCGGGATCGCGCGGGCAGTAGCCCTTGGGCATGCAGAGCGCGGGATCATGGCACATGGGCGCGTAGACCCCTCGCGGCTTCGTCAGGTCCGAGAACAGCGCATGGCAGAACGAACAGCGCAGCCAGTCGATGCGCTCGCCGTCGCGCCCTGTCCCGCCCTTCAGATAGGGCCAGATCGTCGCTTGGCCTTCATGCTGGCAGATCGGGCAGGGTTTCATGGCGATTTCCCCTTGCATTACAGCGGCAGAATTATTTTCAACTATTTCACGTGAAACCTGCGTAAGCCCTCTTGCAGGGTAATTCACCCTGTGCCATAACCCGTCAGGGCCATTCCGGCCCGCAAGGGGAACTAGAATGACTGACATCACGAACCGGAACCTCGAGGCCGCGATCCTCGACCAGAAGGTCGCGGGCGCGTTCCACGGCAAGGTCTATGCCTTCGTTGCCACCGTCTCTCGGGCTGGCTATTGCCTTGGCGTGGCCGTCAAGGACGAACAGGGCTACTGCCCAATTGAGGGCAAGACCTTCACCACCTACGACGAAGCACACCGCTGGGCCTACGAACTCAACGAGCACATCGGGCTGTCCAAGGATGCGGCCTTCGACATCATCGGCTCGACCATGTTTGCGTGGGCTTGAACCATGACCCTTTTTTTGCGCGCCAAATTGCTACTCATCGTCATCTCGCTGGCGTCACCAGCCCTCGCCCAGCCCAAGTTCCCGGCCTGCGACATCGTCGCGGGCTTCAGGGCCACCTGCACTGATCCCGACGGCACCGTCTATGTCGTGCCGCAGCGACCCGACGACGATCTCGTCAGGGAAGCCCTGATGCTGGCCTACAAGATGAATGGCTCGATGGTCAGCTACGGCAGCATGATCGATCTCACCGCGCCGGTCTTCGGGACGCCCAAATACGTCCCGGTCAAGCCGCCGCCGATCGGCAAACAGAAGTAAGACAGAACCCCGCATCTAGCGGGGTTTTTCTTTGTCCACAGCCTCACAGGCCTATTGCACCACAGGGTGAAATACCCTACAACGCTGTTGTGGCATCCAGCCACGCAAGGGGAACTCCAATGACCTACACCATCGCGTTCACGCCCGAAATGCTGATTGCCATCGTTCCTGACGGCGAAGACATCGAAGCCGCTGTTGCCGCCTACGGGCGGGACGCTGGCGAAACCTTCCACGATTATGACATTGAAACCGGACTGTGCCTCACCGATGACCCAGAAGATCGTTCTTCCATCGTGTTCACATCGATACATGGCAGTTGCGGATTTCTGACGGCATCCGATGGCGCAACCTACGACTATGCGGTCAGGTGTTCCCGATGAAACCCGCCATCGCCTACATCCGCGTCTCGACGCAACAGCAGGGCAAGTCCGGCCTCGGCATCGAGGCGCAGGGTTCAGCCCTGATGCGCTTCGCCGAGACGGAAGGCTTCCTGATCTCGCAGACCTTCACCGAAGTCGAAACCGGCAAGGGCTGCGATGCCCTCGACAAGCGACCGCAACTGAAGGCGGCGCTGGCCGCAGCCAAGGAACTCGGCTGTCCCGTCATCGTCGCCAAACTCGATCGCCTGAGCCGCGACGTTGCCTTCATCGCTGGCCTGATGGCGCAGCGCGTGCCGTTCATCGTCTGCGATCTCGGCCCCAACGCCGATCCGTTCATGCTGCACATCTACGCAGCGCTGGCGGAACAGGAACGCCGCATGATCTCTAGCCGCACCAAGGTCGCGCTTGCGGCGGCCAAGCAGCGCGGCGTCAGGTTGGGCAGCCCAACCACACCGGCCAAGAACCGGGACGCATCAGTGGCCTTCGCTGAGACGATGCGGGCTGAACTGGCAGACCTCCGACATCTGTCGTCGCGCAAGATCGCCCAAGCCCTCAATGCCCGTGGCCTTGAGACCGCGACCGGCGGTCAGTGGTCGTCAAAGACCGTCATCAGACTGATCGAGAGGCTGTCGGCACCGCAAGAGGCGGGCCTGAACGGAACGTCCGGGTTACCGACATGACCCAGCGGCAACTCAGCAAGGCCTTCACCCTTCTGGGCACCACCCAGATGGGGTTCGCCCGCGCCATCGGCGTCAACGAAACCACGGTGCGGGACTGGGTCGGCGGCAGGACACGCAT